TTGAATACTTTCAGTTGGCACACTTTCAGGCACAAGAGTACCACCATGTATGAATTGTCCCATATTCTGAGGGTAAGCTGTTCCATCATCATTTATACACACCATCCAATTGCCTGACATTATAGCAATATTGAGATCATTAGTTGAACAAAAAACAGTTGGGAAGTTAGGGTCCCAATAAACATATTTACTGGTTGTACTTCCTGGAGTAATTTCATACGTAACTCCAAGAATCCTGAAAAGTATAGGATTAATTTCATCAAATGATTCCCAACTTACACATTCGCCACAAACACGGAAACATAAATCCATAAATTCATAACCAGGTACGAATAACCATGTAACCCCCCAATCATCAGAGACGTCATAATGTCCATTAGAATATCCATCGGGATATACTCCATCACCTGTCCAATATATATCCGAAGATGGATCGCAAACAGGTGTTCTAACTACAATTGAATATTCTGTATTAAATTCAAGTTCAGCACCATTGACAATAGGTATTCGAACCCACTGGTATTCTTCTTTTGCTGGTATTGATGTGGCAAGGATTGAACCTACACACAGATCCTCACCAATAGGATTGAAATGTGGTTGATTGACATTTCTAATACCTGCTACTAAAGTCCCAAAATCAAAACTAGTATATCGCATTATTGGTATTTCTATAGCAGTAACTTTATAAGTTTTTGTAGTTTTGAAAGACATTGCTCCCCATCTTTGTGGTCCAGTATTTCCCGGAGAACCAGTTATCCAATTAAATGGACCTTCAAAACTATCTTTTATTTCTTCGTCATCCCACTTAACATTGGTAAGTATAGGTGTAAAGTTTATTATCGGTGGAGACGCAGAAGCGGCAATAATATTGATGGCCTCAATCTCGGCACGCGTCACCGGTGATATAGTTGGAATGGTTGGACCTGGCCAGACGTAATTTCTATTAGGACAATCTGGATCTATAGCGTCAGTTAGAAAGAGATCGGAGTCATAAGTCTCCACTGTTACATTAAAATAATTATCAGCCGTCGGTTCCAGCTTTGTAATTCGGCGGAGCTTTATATCCTCAACGGACCCAATTGCAATCAGGTTACCCTTGATAGGAGCGAAATCCCAATTCTCGGTAACTGTTATAACCTTATCAACTACTGACTCAACGATGTATGAATCGGTTACTACTTCCTCTATCATTGTATCGTATGAACGAACGTGTAGCACGTCACCACCATTTATTTCGCTTGTAGCGCTCCTGTCAACCGTAACGGTGTTAATTGTGCTACTGATCACCCTAAAGGCGTGTCCCCAATTTGCTATTTTACACTGGAGACGAATCACGTCACCAAGTTTGTAGCGAAAGCCATCTTTATATACCTGAAATTGATTTGTGTTTCGAATCAAGCGGTTACGTTCAAGTAAATAATAAGCGTAATGTAAAGCTGCTCCCCGCGTGGTTATTCCCTCACCTTCGAGACTGATTGCGTTCCTGAATCCACCGGCGTCCTCATCTGCTGAATCGGCGGACATTCTCTCATAACCCTGCCTTGAGTCCTTATAAAACACTTCGGCTACTCCAGCTAATTCATCCTTGACAGCCCAGACGTTCTTCCACGTCTTGTGCATTATATTATCCATTGTTACCAAGTCAACGACAGGAGCGGTAGTGTCGATCCAGCCAGTCAATATATGCCCGGACCAATAGATGTGTGCACGGCCAACCTCAGCTATCCTGTGCGCCAGAGTAAAGATGTCGGTAAAGTCATCCACTATTAAGTCACATGCGCAGCGGTCCTCATATTCACCATAACCGTCTGGCACTTGCACTTCACAAAAATCAGCCCAGGTATGGAAAAATTCTAAATCCAAATGCTGTGGATCAATTCCCTCATATCTTACAACACTGTATGGTATATCCCCACCATCACCCACAATGACCGGTTGCGTCAATATATCCCAGACGATCCAGGCCCTGTTTCTGCTATATTTTAATATCCAATTTGTACCGTCGTACGTGTTTATAATTCTATCCTCACGTACGACTTTAACGTCAAGATTCCCACTCAACTGCTCCGTTGCTATCGCGCTAATGCCAAGGAGGGCCTTACCAGGCCGTGTAAATGGGATATCAATAACCTCCTGTACACTCTTTATATACATATTGTTTGCACCAGAGGCCGCTGGAGTGTCCGATCTGTTGAATGAGAGCTTATATTGCTTGCCACGTTCAATGTTGTACAAATCAGACACCTTATAACTGTAAAAATGAGGGGAAAAGGTACAGTGTTCAAGGTGCTCATCGAGTATCTGCGTCCAACCACCACCACTGTGTAAGGTTTTTATATTCACTTCAATATGTGCCATCCCATCTCTTAATCCTCCATCACTGTGATAATAAAACATTCCATTTGGGAAGCAGATATTGAATATAATATCATCAAAAAAATCATTTGGTGTTGTAAAATATATTGGTCTATCTTTAAAAAGCTCGGCATTCAAATTATAGTCTAATCTTGTCTTTTCGAAACCTGGTATCACAGTCTGATTCATTGTTCCACGACGTTCATACGTGGTAACACCACTAAAATTATTTAGCGGTTGATCGTCTAAATAAATTGTATTATTACCTACACCCTTGGTCGGTCCATCCCCATGATCGATTATCATGTGTAGCTTCTCACGGCTGCTGGAAACACTAACCCACTTGGCTGTAATGTTGCCATAATGCATATTTTTACCGTAAGCGCGTGGTCTTGGGATACCTTCCGTCTGGGTTACATGTGGATTCCAACCATAACTTTGTGAACTCTGTATTTCATCCTCAGCTTCCGGTAAGTCTTGGGCAAGTAGTTTACCACCAAGGTAGGCAAGGCCCGAAGGTAAAGCAACGTACCAAAACAACCACACTAATATACTCCATAACATACTGTACTCCAAATCATTCTTTACGTTCTTGAAGCACCTGGGTCCAATCCAATTTCACCACCCCAATGATTGACGTTGTCTTTAGTGTAACAATCCTCAAATTTACCAGTACAGGTGTTATCATCACCATCATATTGACATTCTGCCCCCTTAAACAAGGAAGGTGTTGCATACGGACATGATTTACTTGAGTACCGCCTTAACGGTATTTTCTTTAATAATGGACTTGGAATACCACATGAGAAGATGACGTGTTCAGTATCACTCTCAGCCGTTAGGATATTCACTTCCTGCTCAAGCTCCTCAACAAATTCAGTTAGAAAATCTTCATGTGTCCTGATGATCTTTATACTTCCACCATCACCACCCTGTGTTTCATTAATTATGTCTTCCAAAGTATGGTCGGCACTCTGCGCAACCCGTAACATTATTTGTGGCACTGAACCATCACTCACCAACGGTTGTAACCCGACCTCAAAGTTACTTTTTTCGTACGTGTTGCCAGCATAAACTACATCTTCTGTATTACACGCAAGTCTAATAATATCATATCCAGGTATTAAAATTTCCACCAACCACAGCCACGCACCACCTGAATAAGGATCAATTAATACGGCTTGCATTAATGAAGTAATTTCAGGATGACCTATAATTACATTTGAAGTTAGACTGGTCACCACAAGTCCAAAAGCACCAGGTGTTATGGCCCATGAGGGAAGCGCTATCAATGGAGTCTGTAAAGATAGAGTAGAGTTGAGAGGGCTTGGTAAGACTGTTATTAGATTACTTACCACTATTGACGTCTGCAATGTCAAAGCAAGTTCAAAAGCGCTGCTAATTAAGATGGCAGCACCAAGTGATAAACTTGATGCCTGCTGTGTCAAGGCTAAACTAAAAGCGCTACCCATCGAAATTGTATAACTAAACGTAGGACTTGATGCTTGCTGCGTTATAACCAACATTAAAGTGTTGGATAAAACTGTGCAAGAAATAATTACAGTTGGTGTTTCCAAATCTAAAATGAGTTCAAGAGTGGATACTCCAACAGTAATACCTGGCACCAGTATTTCTGGAGTAAGTAAAGTCAAAACAATGGTTAACGTCGTTGGAGTAAGAGTATAATCAAACAGCAAATCCAAAGTTTCTTGGGTTAAACTTAAATTAAAAGTATTGACTTCGACTATCATTCCAGTTATTATATCTGGTGTGGGTAACGCCAAACTAAGTCCAAAGGTATCCGGAAGTACAGTTTGTGTGGAAAGGACTACGACTGGCGTTTCTAAAATCAAAGTAAGAATAAATGTAGATGATATGACGGTGTAATCAAATAAAAGACTTGATAATTCTAATGTTAAATTCAATTCAAATGTTGAAACAGATAAAGAGTAATCGAATAATAAATCGTGGGTTGGTATATCTAATGTTAATGTAAATACATCAGGTATGGCCGTGTAACTACTTATTATTGTTAAATTTTCTAAAGTTAAAGCAAGAGCAAGTGTTGCTGGTTCAACTATACAACTACTTATTACTGACGGTATTTCTTGTGTTAATGCAAGAGTAAATGTTGTTGGTTCATGTGTATAAGAAATTATAATATTAGGTGTTTGTAAAGTTAACTCTGCCGCTAATGTGGCAGGTTCAACTGTTGTTCCTGCAGCAACATATTCGAATGCTCCAATATCCCAAATGGAACTTCGAGCTGTACCTATGGTATCGTCAGAATATAAACCTGCCCCGGGATTGTCCGTACCCTGCCCAACGCAGCATGGGCTTATTACGTAATCTTTTAGGGAAACATTAGCGACAGTGTAATCCGTAAAGACTTTATTCCAATCTACGGCCTCGGCCGTAAAGTCCTCTGGATTCACTCCATCACCATCATCTGATGCACAGTTTTGGATAACTGCTATCGCACCAGCAAAATCATCAGCGTTATTAAACGAAGCGCAGTTATATATATTCACCACGTTATTGGATCGAGCGAAGCCATAGTAATTACCAAAACTCGTGCAGTTATATATATTTATTACTGTTGCAGCACTACATGAAAATCCATGGAAGCCAGTATCCTCTCCACTAATAAAACCATACGCGATGCAATTATACACACTTATGGTGGCATCAGCATCAATACAATTAAATCCCCACCCAGAACCAGTACCACTACAGATACCTTTTACAATCGTTTTGAATACTCTAATATCGCTGCCACCAGCATCTATATTTGAAACGTAAACACCTGCTGCAGTGCCTGTACCAGTTTCTGTAGCTTGAATCTGAAATGGCCCAAGACGAACGTAGTTTTCTCTAATGTCAATACAGGCTTCATTAGAGATATTAAGAACATATTTGCTCGTATCGAGAATCCCGTTTGTCGGGAAATCTGACTGGATTATCTCAATGTAGCATGTAGCATTTGTAGTCCATCCGAGAAAATCTACCGACGTTGTATCATCAGTCCCTCCAGACGAACGGCAGTAGATCGTCATGTAATCGCCGCCGGCGTCGGTCAAGTCCTGTTGTTGTGCCGCTTCACAGGCGTTTAGAGAATTATAAGCATTGGTCCAATCAAGACCTGTTCCACCCCCAGCAGCATCAGGATCAACATATCGAATAATCTGAGCCATTAC